GTGTGTTTTTCCTTTTTGGGAGGTAGAACGATGTGATAGGTGTCACCCCCGATCAAGTCTTGTACGGCTATGGTCCGCTTGGTGTCGCTGTCGTAGTGTTGTGTGCTGCTGTGTACAAGATGTTCGTTGCCTTCATGAAAGACAAGGACAAAGCAGTTAACGACCGCGATACCATGATCCAGGATTTGTTCACGAAGGTGCTCCCCGCGTTTGACAGGAACACAGAAGTTCTACTGGCCCGACAAGAGCTTGATAGAGAACTAATCGATGTTCTTAAAGACAACACCAAGGTCATGGAAGAAGTTCGTTTCATGTTAATTCATGGCCGAGCTAATGACCGTGTGGGGGGATCATGATGGTCCTATCGCGCACCCGAACTGAAGATTCTTCGATTCGAGTCGTTGACGCCCGCAAACAGCTTGATGAGGCTGTTGCCAAGATGAACAGACTTTTGAACGAAGTGGAGGATCAGGCCACTCAAGCTAAGGAGCAGTTAGATGAACGAAGATCTGGTTGAACACCTTTTAGGAGAAGTTGTCGTAACTCGGCAACAATTCACTACCGCCACAGAGGCGTTCACCACCGCTACCGAAGCTTTCAATGATGCAACCAAGCACATCAAGTGGAATCGTATAAACACGATCATTCAATATGTGCTGATTTCGGTTGTTGTTTTGATGCTTGGTGCCGGCGCTGTATATTACACTTCGGAGAAGAAAGCATCCTGTGTACGCGGCAACGATCTTAGGCTCGACATAACTAGCTCTTTGGATTCTAACGCTGCTGCTATTGGTTTTGCTATTGCCATTGTTTCTGCGGCTCCCGATGAGAAGTTCAAAGAGTACATGGAAGTGTACGACGATCAGCCCAAGCCAAAGGTTCTTGAACTCAGGGAGTGCTAATGGGCAAACTCGAAAGCAGCTACAAAGTTGGTCTGAAGCAGAGAATTCGTCAGCGCTTTCCTGGGTGCATTCTGATGAAGCCCGATGAGCAGTACATGCAAGGTGTTCCAGACATTCTTGTTCTGTTCAAGAACACGTGGGCCATGCTTGAAGTGAAGATCTCATCAAGCGCACACAAGCAACCAAATCAGGAGCACTGGATCCAGACCTTCGGCAAGATGTCGTTTGCTTCGTTCATCCATCCCGGCAACGAAGCGGAGGTCCTAGATGCAATGGAATCAGCATTCGGACTTGCTCGGGAAGCATGCCTTTCTAAGTCCTAGCAGTTATCACTGGCTTAATTATGATGAGCAGAAATTGGAGGCTCGTTATGCAACCTACTATTCAGCCAGAAGAGGTACCGATCTCCATAACCTCGCGCATGAAGCCATCCGATTGGGCGTGCGTTTGTCGGATGAGTCTAAATCCCTGTCCGCTTATGTCAATGATGCAATCGGGTTCAAGATGCAGTGCGAACAGCCTCTGCGCTACTCGGATAACTGTTTCGGATGTGCGGACACGATATGCTTCCGATCTCAAACGCTACATGTTCATGACCTCAAGACCGGAATCACAAAGGCTTCGTTCAAGCAGCTAGAGATCTACGCGGCTTTGTTCTGTTTGGAATACGAGATTGATCCATTCATGATTGATATAGAGCTTCGTATCTACCAAAGAGATGAAGTGCTTGTGCATGACCCGTCTTCTGATAGGATTCATGAAGTCATGTTGACCATTGTGCACGCAGATCAACACATCGAAGAAGTCAAAGCGTCCGGTCGATACTAGGAGGTATGGCTTGTGCAAATAGACGAAGGCGACCTCCTCCATTATGGTGTCCTCCGTCGTTCGGGTCGATACCCTTGGGGATCTGGTGGCCCCGAGAATGCCAGTTCGAATCCCAACAAGCGTAACAAGCAGTTCTTGGATTATGTCAATGACCTTAAGGCCAAGGGTCTGACTGAAACCGAGATTGCTCGTGGTATGGGTACCACCAGCACCGAACTACGCGCTGCCAAGTCCATTGCTACTAATGAACAGCGCCAGGCAGATATCGACTTCGCCCAACGTCTCAAGGAAAAGGGTTACTCAAACGTTGCCATTGGTCAGCGCATGGGTAAGAATGAGTCGAGCGTTCGCGCTTTGCTTGCTCCCGGTGCTCAGGACAAGGCGGATATCCTTACCAGTACTGCCAATATGCTAAAGGCTGAGGTTGCTGATAAGGGTTTGATTGATGTTGGTTCGGGCAACGAAGGCTTTGTAAATGTCGCCGGCCGCAACGGAGTGTCCGCGACTAGACTGAATACCGCAGTAGACATGCTTCGTCAAGAGGGGTATGAACTGCATACAGTCAAGGTTCCGCAAATTGGTACTGGCTTGGACACCACAGTTAAGGTCTTGGCACCACACGGAACCACACAAAGGGAAGTGTTCCTCAACCGGGACAAGATTCAATTTATTGGTAGTTTCTCCGAAGATGGTGGAAGAAACTACGGTAAAGCGAAAGAACCTCTTAGTATTAGTCCAAAGCGAATCGCCGTTAAGTACAAGGATGACGGTGGTGCTGAGGCTGATGGTGTAGTCTTTGTTCGACCAGGGGTAAAAGACGTCTCTCTTGGTGGGGCAAAGTATGCACAGGTTCGAATCAAGGTAGGCGATACGCATTACATCAAGGGCATGGCCGTCTACAAAGAGGACCTCCCAGATGGTGTAGACCTAGTTGTTCATACCAATAAGGACAAGGGTACTCCGCTACTCGGATCCAAGGACAACTCAGTCCTTAAGGGTTTGAAGGATGATCCAGAACTTCCTTTCGGCACCATTGTTCGCCAAATCGGTGATAACATTGGTACACCAAAGGGCAAGGTCACTTCGGCTATGAACATTGTCAATGAGTCTGGTGACTGGGAGAAGTGGAGTAAGACTCTTTCTTCTCAGATGTTGTCGAAGCAGAGCCCGGCTCTTGTGCGTTCGCAATTGAACATGACTTACGAACGTCGTGTTGCTCAGTTTGATGAGATCAAATCTCTCACCAATCCTGTCGTTCGTAAGCGTTTGATGGAAGACTTTGCTGATGGTACAGATGCAGCCTCGGTTCATCTGAAGGCGGCTGCTCTACCACAGCAAGCGACTCATGTCATTCTTCCAATCTCCAAGATAGAACCAGGTCATGTCTACGCGCGAAACTATTTGGACGGTACTAGAGTTGTACTGATCCGCCACCCTCACGGTGGGCCATTCGAGATTCCAGAATTGGTGGTCAATAACAAAAATGCAGAAGCGCGTAAGTTACTTGGAGACTCTCGTGATGCTATTGGCATTCACCATAGCGTTGCTGAGCGTCTTTCAGGCGCGGACTTCGATGGCGATACTGTGCTCGTCATCCCCAACAATCAAGGAAGAGTGCGATCAGACCGTGCTCTGGATGATCTAAAGGGATTTGATCCTAGGTCTTCCTACCCTGGTTATGATGGTATGAAGAGGATGACCAATACGCAGACAGAGATGGGTAAGATCTCGAATCTTATCACTGACATGTCTTTGCGTCAGGCTTCCAGTTCAGAGTTGGCCAGGGCAGTTAAGCACTCCATGGTTGTCATCGATGCCGAAAAGCATGGGCTCAACTACAAGCAGTCCTATGCGGACAATGGTATCAAAGCACTCAAACAGAAGTACCAAAAGGGTGGTGCATCTACCCTAATCTCTAGAGCTAAGTCTAGGATAGATGTACCAGAGCGTAAGCCCCGTACTGTAGGTAAGGGTGGACCGATTGACCTTGCTACTGGTGAACGTAGGTTCGAGCCTACAGGTAAGGTTAACTTCAGAACAGGTAAGCCTGCCACTGTACGTAGTGTTAAGCTAGCAGAGACCAGCGATGCGCATACCCTTTCTTCTGGTACCCCAGTAGAGAGGATCTATGCTGATCATTCTAATAGATTGAAGGCCCTTGCTAACAAGGCAAGACTGAGTGCGTTTCATACCCCCGCACCAAAACAATCACCCTCTGCTAGACAAACGTACGCAACACAGGTCTCTTCGCTTGATGCTAAGCTATCGCTAGCTAAGAAGAACCGACCCCTTGAGAGACAAGCCCAGCTCATAGCAAACGCAGCCATCAGTGCCAAGAGGGCTAGCAATCCAGATCTAGATTCTGATACTCTGAAGAAGCTTAAGTTTCAAGCTCTTACTGATGCACGTAATCGTACTGGTGCAGGTAAGCAGAGAATCAACATCACCCCAATTGAATGGGAAGCTATTCAAGCTAACGCCATTAGTTCTTCTAAGTTGGCCGAGATTCTAAACAATGCCGACATGGATGTAGTTAGAGACCTCGCTACTCCTAAGAGTGCCAGGCTTATGACTACAGCCAAGACAAGTAGAGCTAAGGCCATGCTTGCATCTGGGTACACTAGAGCAGAAGTAGCATCAGCACTTGGTGTTTCACTAACTACTCTTGACACTGCTACTGTAGATTAGAGAGAGGATCAAGGTGTGTTGCGTTCTAGACTAACAACAATAGACAACCCTCATGATCCTTTCGATGACTACGCCGCTTGGTTTGCATTTGACACCTCGTCTGGTTATCACAGTGGCTCCTTCCTAGCCCGTATCCTAGTCGACTCAGATGAGTTGTCTGATGAAGACAAAGAGAGAGCTAACGAACTTGCTATTGATGAGATCTGTCGAGAGAATGTTTTAGGAATCTTCACAAAGGTGACAAGGGAAGTCGCATGATTCGTTGGGACCTTTCTCTTTCCTCAAAGGGGGGAGGGGGGTCTCGCGAATCGTACCCCCCTCTTGCATCGCCTGGCTCCCAAAAATATCTCCGGGGGGAGAATCCCCGGGGGTTTTTCACGCTCGGCACTACTAAGGAGAAGCAATGAACGACCAGATCACCATGCAGGCCAAGGTTGTCTCCCAAGCCACGCCCAATGCGGGTCAGGTGATGGGCCTCCTTGCTCTGTTCAACGATGATGGTTCCCCGCGGGAGGTCCCGGATCAGGCGGCCGCTCAGACTGACGTCGGCGCCGTTACTTCCGTGGTCGCTGCCGGCGCTACCCCGACCAAGGCCGAGTACGACGCGCTTCGAGTCGACGTCCTTGCCATCCGCACGGTCGTGAACTCTCTTCTCGCCAAGCTGCGCACCGCGGGCGTCATTGCGCCCTGAGTTTTGTAGAAGGAGAGCTGCATGCTACAGTTCAATGACAGTGTTATGGTGGCTCTTCTTCCTGGACCGAATGTGGTCCGCGCTGATGGCGAGCTACCACATCTAACCTTGGTCTATGCAGGCAAGCAGGATACCAACTCGCACATGTCTCTCGACGCTCTATCCAAAGTGGCGTTGTCTTTGGCATTGCAGAATGCTCCTGTTACTCTTCCGGTCCTGACCAAGGACGTGTTTGGTGATGGTACCGATGGTGACCCTAAGGTTGATGTGATTCGTTTTCACACAACCCTAGGGCTCATCAGAATGCGCGAGGCCGTTCAGAGTTGGAACGCTAGCCAGCATCCATTCACTCCTCACATGGCTGTGGGACCGGAAGGATCTTGGCAAGGCGATCTTCCGTTCTCAGTTACATTTGATCAAGTGGCCTTCTGCAACGGTGATCAACATCAAGAGTTCAGGATGAGAAGGAGCATGGACTGATGAACAAGATCATCGTTCACAAGCATCGCACCAACAAGATTACTGTTGGTCTCGGGATGGACATCACTGCCGATACGATCACCAGCCAAGTCCGAGTTCAAGAGGATCCAGAGTCTGATCTTCTGATGACTTGGACGGTAACCGTATTGGACGGAGCCACTGGCGAACTCGAGCTGTCCGTGGACGATTCCACCACTGCCCAGATCACGGTGGACAAGGGGTACATGGACCTCAAGCGGGTGTCGTCCGGCGAACCTCTGCCGGTCTTCGATCGGCCATTGGAGGTAGAGTTCAGAGGCACGGTGACCGCATGACAGATGTCACTGTTCAGATTCGCACACAAAGGATTGTGGTAGACCCCATGGCAAACACAGTTAGTGTTGTTAACGCGGGACCTCAGGGTCCTCCCGGAACTGGTGGCGCGCTAACTTCTGAGCAGGCTGTGGATGCTACGGCCGGAGCTCTTGTTGGTGGTAACAATACTGTCATAAGTTATGACGATCCATCCGGCGAGATCACGATCGACCATAATCCCGAACTGGTTGACCACGATTGGAAGCTTGACGGCTGGACTCCATTCACGGAACACATCGTCAACGACGACGCTACTAGTGCGGCTAGCCAGACAACGTCGGTTGTGGGTAACCGAGGTCGGATCACTAACTCGGCTTCTGCGGGAAGCCTTCGTAAGGCATACATCCGCGCGGGCACCGAATGGATGGATTCCGAGGTTCAGACTCTTCTCTATGGGGCTGATGTCTTCGCGACCACGGGTACCAACCCAGCCACTCCACAGGGTGGTCATTTCCACCGCGCGTATGTTGATGTCGACGGTTACTGGCGAGCAATTGTTGTGACCAACAACATCTTCGCCACAGATGTGAATGTCGTCAACGCCAATGTGTGGAACTCCGACCCCACCGAGAGCGATGTCAACCGTTTGGACCTTGGCACCAATGGTGGAGCCAAGACTCATGGCGCGGATCAGCTTCAACGTTCGGCTCGAATCACCGGTGTGAACCGCTTTGTGTTCGGCGTCTCAATCAACGAGTACTACGTCCAACCATCGCATGCCAACGGTATTCAAGTTGGCGAGATGTGTGTGGTCGATGCGTTGTTGGATGGCACTTTCGACATCGCCACTGCGCAAGCTGTAACAGCTAAGAACGTCGGAACCCTACAGTTCCAGGATGCCGAAGGTGGTTCCGCGGTTACTCAGAAGTTTGAGGGCGGAACTATCATCCCGACGCAGGAAGGCGCCCGTCGTTGGTGGCCTTACTGGTTCAAGTCGCGGCTGATTGGTAGCAAATTGGCCGTGAAGGCCTGGCGCTACGTCGATCCCGAGCCGGACTGGGCAGATACTAGCGCGGTCAATAACTACGATTTCGCGGGCGCCAACGTGCCTACTCCTGGCGCAAGGTACCCCGATCAGCCAGGATTCTGCGGATTGATCGGTGCTCATATTCGCAACACTCGTTACTTCGAGTACGGCAGATTCATCGCTCGCAAGCTCTAGGAGGAGCCATGGGTGTAGTTTCTACGTGGGACGGCGCCGACCTTCCCGATCACAATCACGAGTTCGGTGATACCGACCCAGAGTTCCAGCCGCGCGAGAGCGATGCCGTGGACTTCGATACGGTTCTCGAGCCCGACGAAGAGGAGGCCAAGTAATGGCACATGCTTCATGGGGCGCTGGTTGGCCCTCCTGCCAGTTCGGCAAGATCAATCGGGCCTTCTCGGTTCGTACGCGTTGGGGTGTTGTCAGCTTCCCGGGCGGCGTTCACGTCGAGATTCAGGAACTCCTTGAGCGCCTCGTCAAGGAGACGGTCAACCGTGGCTACCGCTTCGGCGTTGAGGGCAATCCTTCGCATGGTTGCTGGGGCTTTGCTTGCCGAGCCATTGCCGGCACGGATTCCCCAAGCAATCACTCGTGGGGTCTGGCCGTTGACATCAACGCGCCTACCAACCCCAGGGGCAAGAAGCTCAAGACGGACATGCCTTCGTGGATGCCCGATCTGTGGAACGCGTACGGCTTCCGTTGGGGCGGCGACTATGTCAAGAACCCCGATGCCATGCATTACGAGTTCATGGGATCGCGTCACGATGCGGTGTTGATGACTCAGCAGGCTCGTGCTCGGCGTCTTGGTGAGATCCGAACCACTCCGTCCCGCAATCTTAAGCCCGAGTTCCCTGGCGTCATCAAGAGCGGGTCTCAGGGCGAAGCGGTCAAGGTTTGGCAGCGTCGATTCAACAGGAACGGTTACGGCCTGGTTGTCGATGGTGTCGTTGGTCCTTCGACCAATCATGTGATCAGGCACTTCCAGAACAAGATGAATCTCAAGGTTGACGGCATCGCCGGCCCGAAGACCTGGGCAAAGCTTCAGTAACATCTGATAGAAAGGAGACCGCATGCCTGGTAAGGGCCGACCTAAGCGTAGGCCAGCTCAAACCGTAGAAGGTAGAGAGAATCAACTGGTCTCCTTGGCTATGGATGTCGCTGAAAAGCAGCTACTGGACGGTACAGCCTCGTCCCAAGTGATCTCTCATTTCCTCAAAGCCGGTTCGACAAGAGAACAACTCGAGAGAGAGCGCCTCCGCTCTGAGAACGTGATGCTAAAGGCCAAGGCGGAAGCCATGGAATCTGCAGCGCGTACCGAAGAGATGTATGCCGAGGCGTTGACCGCAATGCGGTCTTATCAACCCGAGGTGGACGATGACCGAGATGAGCAGATCGTATCGTGAACTCGAACAGCTTACAACGTTCGATGCGAGGCTAGAATATTTGACGATTGGCGGTCATGTCGGTTGGGAAACCTTCGGATTTGACCGTCATATCAACCAACGTTTCTACCATTCTTGGGAGTGGAAAAGAGCCCGCGATCAGGTTATTACGCGGGATTATGGATGCGATCTTGGTATTTCTGGGTACGAAATCCATACCGAGATCCTTATTCACCACATAAATCCCATGGATGTTTCCGATATTATAAACGGCCAGCCTTGGATTATCGATCCAGAGTATCTAATAACTACGACCAGAAATACACATAATGTCATACATTATGGCTCTGGAAGACCTTATCCCAAGGTGGTTACCGAAAGATCGCCCGGCGATACCACACTTTGGACATCACGTGGAGGACCAAACAATGCCCGATAACGAGAACGCGGCTCCTCGTCCGCCGAAGGCTGACAAGCCTGACGAAGAGAAGACGGATCCCGCTGTAACAAATGCTTTCGAGAAGTCGGCAGCGGATCTGAAGGAAGTTGTCGAAGCCGTTGCCAAGGGTGAGTGGGGCGAGGGTCAGGTCCTCCGCGATCGACTCATCGATGCTGGCTTCGATCCTCGCGTGATCCGTCAGAAGATCGTTGATATGTACCGCCAGTAATACAAGGAGGTGAGGAAGCTCCATGGCAAGTATTCTGAACGAGGTCAAGAAAGCTTGCGGCCTCGCCCCTGACTACACGGCGTTCGATGTGGACATGATCATGCACATCAACGCAGTCTTCACCGTTCTTGATCAGCTTGGGATTGGTCCGGAAGGTGGCTTCTTCATCTCGGACAGTACCCAAGACTGGGACACATTCGCTGCTCCCGATAATCAGAAGAACTTGACCAAGTCCTACATGTATCTGAAGGTCAGATTCATATTCGATCCTCCGCCCACTTCGTTTGCCATCAACGCAATGAAGGGTCAGATCGAGGAATTCGAATGGCGACTCAAGGACCTCCGCGAGGTGGCTCTTGCTGAGGAGGTTATTCCGTGAGCCAGACCACTGCCGAAGCAATCATTGAGCACTTTGGCGTGAAGGGCATGAAGTGGGGGAAACGTAAGAGCAGCTCTGGATCCTCAGGGACCGAGAGAACGCAGTTCGCCAAGCCCCCGAAGAAGCTGAGCACGGAAGAGCTCGTCAAGCGAATCGGAAGAATGGAAGCTGAGAAGAAGTACAATCAGCTGAACCGCGCCGACGTTTCGCCAGGCCGTCAGGCCGCCAACGAGATCCTGTCTGCTACTGGTAAGCGGGTCGCTAGCACTGTCCTAACAGGTGCTTCGCTTCTCGCAATCAAGACAGCTGTCGCTGCCAAGTTCGGCGACAGTACCGGAGCGGCGGTGACTCGACGACTTAAGTAAGGAGTTGTAATGGCGCTTTCTAATACTGCAACTCCTTACTACTACGGTCAGTTCAGAGATGCTGTTCTCAGGGGAGAGATACCTGTAAACAGGGAAGTCTCTCTTGAGATGAATCGCATTGATGATCTAATCGCTAATCCGAATTACTACTACGATGATACAGCGATCAACGGATTCATCAAGTATTGCGAAGCAGAGCTTACTCTGACTGATGGTAGTAATGTTCGTCTCCTTCCAACATTCAAGTTGTGGGCCGAGCAGATCTTCGGCTGGTACTTCTTTGTTCAACGCAGTGTCTACACGCCTAATGAAGATGGGCACGGTGGACATTACGTAAACAAGCTAATCAAGAAGCGCCTGATTAGTAAACAGTACCTAATTGTAGCTCGTGGATCTGCCAAGTCCATGTATGCAAGCTTCGTGCAGGCATACTTCCTGAATGTAGATACATCCACTACGCATCAGATTACTACCGCGCCGACAATGGCTCAGGCTGACGAGGTGATGTCACCTCTGAGGACGGCCATCGTCAGAGCAAGAGGACCACTCTTCAAGTTCCTTACCGAAGGTTCCTTGCAGAACACCACCGGTTCTAGAGCTCAGCGAATGAAGTTGGCTTCGACCAAGAAGGGCATTGAGAACTTCTTGACCAACTCGCTGCTTGAAGTTCGGCCAATGTCGATCAACAAGCTGCAGGGTCTTCGTCCAAAGGTCTCCACGATCGACGAGTGGTTGTCAGGAGATCTTAGAGAAGACGTAGTTGGTGCTGTTGAGCAGGGTGCGTCCAAGATGGACGACTATTTGATTCTTGCCATTAGTTCCGAAGGTATTGTTCGGAATGGTTCTGGCGACACAATCAAAATGGAACTTGCTGACATCCTCAAGGGTGACTATCAAGCTCCGCATGTTTCCATCTGGCACTACAAGCTCGACGACATCGAAGAAGTTAACGATCCTGCAATGTGGCCAAAGGCTGCTCCCAACCTGGGCAAGACGGTCACGTACGAAACCTATCAACTAGACGTCGAACGCGCTGAGAAAGCTCCTGCATCAAGGAACGACATCCTCGCAAAGCGATTCGGCATCCCGATGGAAGGTTACACGTACTACTTCACGTACGAAGAGACTTTGGTTCATCGTGCTCGTTCGTTCTGGCAGATGCCTTGCGCCCTCGGGGCGGACCTTTCGCAAGGTGACGACTTCTGCGCGTTTACTTTTCTCTTCCCATTGCCCTATGATCAGTTCGGGATCAAGACTAGAAGCTACATCACGTCTTTGACTTTAATGAAACTTCCAGCAGCAATGCGAGTCAAGTATGACGACTTCATCAATGAAGGGAGCCTCGTCGTCCTTGATGGAACAGTCCTAGACATGATGCTGGTCTATGATGATCTCGATGCGTTCATAGAAGCTAGTACTTATGATGTGCGCTGTTTGGGTTACGATCCATACAATGCTAAAGAGTTCGTTACTAGATGGGAAGCAGAGAACGGTCCTTACGGGGTCGAGAAGGTAATCCAGGGAGCCAGAACCGAATCGGTTCCTCTTGGTGAGCTAAAGATCCTGGCTGAACAGCGAGGACTTCTATTCGACGAAAGCCTCATGTCGTTTGCCATGGGTAACGCGGTTACTTTGGAAGATACCAATGGAAACCGCAAGCTTATGAAGAAGAGAGCCGAAGAAAAGATCGATAATGTCTCGGCTATGATGGACGCCTACGTGGCATACAAGGCATTTAAGGAGGCCTTCGAATGATTGTTGATGAGGCCGCCATGAGGGAGGTGAAATTTGGCTATTTTAGACCCAATTAAAAGAGCTTGGAACGCCTTCCGAACCCCACAAGCGTCCGTCCAGAACGAGATATACGGCGGGTCTACCTGGTATGGTGGTCGTAGTCCATCCAGGGCTCCTGCTCAATATTTCAGCGATCGAACCATTCTTGCCTCCATTTACACCAAGTTGGCTGTAGATGTTGCCGATATTCCGATCAAACACGTGCAAGCCGACGACCAAAAGCGATATCTTAGCGACATGGATAGCTCCTTGAACGCTTGTTTGACTCTTCAGCCAAACATTGATCAAGGACCTAGGGCATTCCGACAGGACATCGCTACGACACTGTTTGATTCGGGATGTGCAGTTATCGTTCCTATCAATACTTCGGTTAATCCGAACGGGAACGAAGCCTTTCAGATCTTCGACATGCGGATTGGTGAGGTTGCGGCTTGGCATCCTACCAAAGTTCGCGTTAATGTCTATAATGAACTAAAAGGCGAGCGCGAAGAGATTCTCATCGACAAGAGTAGTGTTGCGATCATCGAGAACCCGTTCTATCCGGTGATGAACGCACCAAACTCTACTCTTCAAAGGTTGACCAGGAAGCTCTGCCTTCTTGATGCAATCGATGAGCAGTCTGCTTCTGGGAACCTGGATCTAATCATTCAGTTGCCATACGTCGTCAAGAGCGATAGCCAGAGGATCCGAGCCGAACAGCGGCGTCAGGACATCGAGGTCCAGCTCAAAGATAGTCAGTACGGTATCGCCTACACTGATGGTACCGAGAAGATCACACAGCTCAACCGACCGGCTGAGAACAACCTTCTCAAGCAGATCGAGTATCTAACCAAATTGCTTTACAATCAGCTAGGCCTTACCGAAGAAGTTATGGATGGCACTGCTGACGAAGAAGCCATGTCTAATTACTTCCATCGCACAATCAAGCCGATTGTCGATTCTATTGTTGAGGCTATGCAGCGCTCGTTCCTAGGTTTCAGTGGGACTAGGGCTAATCAACGCATTATGTACTTCCGAGATGCATTCAAGTTCATCTCGATTAAGGACATCGCTGAGATTGTCGACAAGTTCACGAGGAACGAAGTTGCCACAGCCAACGAGATGCGGGCTGCCATCGGACTTCCTCCTTCCAAGGAGCCAAAGGCTGATAAGTTGCAGAACAGCAACATGCCTTCATCGGAAGTAATTACTGACAACGGAGACTCAGAAGGAGACCGTCAAAATGGAATGTGATTTCAGCGGTTGGGCAACTAAGGCTGGGATCCGATGCACTGACGGGCGGACGATTCTTCCTGGCGCGTTCAAGCATCAGGACAAGACTCAGGTTCCGCTCGTCTGGATGCATGGACACAAGGACATCGACAACGTTCTTGGCCACGCAATTCTCGAGGAGCGTCCGGAGGGTGTCTATGCGTACGCTTTCCTGAATGACAGCCCCAAGGCCGACACGGCTCGTAAGGTTCTTGCTCACAAGGATGTCAAGCACTTTTCGATCTGGGCCAACGAGCTCCTCGAGCGCCAGAAGCAAGTCATTCACGGAGCTATTCGTGAACTCAGCTTGGTTCTCAGTGGTGCCAACCCTGGCGCTCTGATCGAGAGCGTCACCATTCGTCACTCCGACGGTAGCGAAGATGTCCTCGAGGATGAGGCCGTCATCACGACCGGTCTGGAGCTAGAGCTCGGTGGTGAGATGCAGCATGCGGATGATCCGCCTGCCGACAACAACACTGACGATTCGGGGGAGACTGTCGCTGACATCTTTGAGAGTATGAGCGACAAGCAGAAGAACGTCGTTCATTTCATGATCAGCGAAGCCCTTCAGGGAGACGGCGCGGACACCAACAGTTCCGCCGAGCACAGCAACGTCGACGACAACAATTCGAACAATCAGGAAGGTACTGACACCATGGCTCAGAACGTCTTCGAGCAGCAGGGCGAGGGCACTGGCACTGCCACCGGCTCGGCTACTGCCCTGTCGCACTCCGACATGCTCGGTATTCTCGAGGCGGCTCAGAAGAACGGTGCCACGCTGAAGAGCGCCCTGGATGGGTACGCGCTTGAGCACGGCATCACCGACATCGAGACGCTGTTCCCTGACGCGAAGAACCTGACTGCTGCTCCCGAGTGGTTCGGTCGTCGGGTCGAGTGGGTCGATGGCTTCCTGAACGCCACCCGCAAGACCCCGTTCTCACGGATCAAGACCCACTACGCGGACCTCAACTACGACGATGCCCGCGCCAAGGGTTACATCAAGGGCAACTTCAAGAAGGAAGAGTTCTTCGCTGTTGCCAGCCGTACCACGACTCCGACCACCATCTACAAGAAGCAGAAGCTGGACCGCGATGACATCGTGGACATCACTGACTTCGACGTGGTCGGGTGGATGCGCGCCGAGATGAAGGTCATGATCAAGGAGGAGCTCGCTCGAGCCATCCTTCTTGGTGACGGCCGTGCCGTGGACGACGAGGACAAGATCGTCGAGACCAACATCCGTCCGATCGTGTCGGATCACGAGCTCTACTCGTTCGTGGTCAACGTCAACATCGACGACGCCAGCTCCAACGTCAAGGAAGTCATCAACGCGATCATCATGCATCGCCAGTACTACCGTGGTACCGGTCTCCCGACCATGTACACCACGGAGACGTTCCTGGCGCAGTGCCTGATCCTGGCAGACGGCGTTGGTCGCGATCTCTACGACACCGTGGAGAAGCTGGCTACCAAGCTGCGCGTCAAGGAGATCGTCACGGTCGAGTTGATGGATACCCGTCCGGACATCGTGGCCATCCTGGTCAACCCTTCGGACTACGTCATCGGCATGACCCGCGGCGGCGAACTGACCAACTTCGAGGACTTCGACATCGACTTCAACCAGCACAAGTACCTGATCGAGACGCGTCTCGCCGGTGCGCTGGCCAAGCTGAAGTCGGCGATGATCGTCAAGAAGACGGCCTCGAACAGCGTTCTGATCGCTTCCGTCAACCCGCCCACCTTCAACACGGAGACCGGTGTCGTCACCATCGTGGCCACGACCAACGTGACCTACAAGAACGACCTCACCAACGCCACCCTCTCGACCGGCGCCCAGGCTGCTCTGACCGATGGTCAGACTCTGCGTGTCCGCGCGGACGCCAACTCCGGCTTCCACCTGGCTTCGACCGAGGGTGACACCTGGCAGTTCACGTTCCACGCGGACGCCTGATATTCCTAGCTAGGAGTTCAAATGAGATTCTTTGGGAAAATTGGCTACGGAGAATCTCAGGCTAGCATGGATAACCCAGATGTTTGGGACGATGTTATCACTGAGGTCGATCGTGGAGGGGATGTCATTCGTGCAGGTACGAATCTCGACCCTTCTGAGAATGTTGTTAATGACCTCAAGGTTAACAATGCCATTAGCGTAGTGGCAGATGCAACACTCACTGCGCACTTCCGCAATATTCGGTTTGTAGAGTGGGACGGGGTTTGCTGGAAAGTCACAGCTGTCCAAGTGAGCCCCCCTCGTCTCATTCTAAATATTGGGGAGGTTTATAGTGGTCCTCGCGCATCGAGTTGAGTTATCCGACCTGCTAAAAGAGGTATTAGACGGCGATCAAGTATATTTTCAGCCACCTCCCAATACGCAGATCCAGTATCCGTGTATTGTTTACAAGAGGGACAATATTGTTCCTACTTGGGCTGGGAATAGACCATACACTCTGACAAATCGTTATTTGGTTACGTCTATCAGTCGTGATCCAGATAGCGATGTTCCCGACAAGCTTGCTTCGTTGGAAAAGTGTGTGTTCGATCGCCAATTCGTAGCCGATAATCTATACCACTTCGTCTTCAATCTGCACTTCTAGGAGGAATTTCAGATGCCTGTCGGTATCCTTTCGTGGGATGGCGTTGGTGATCGTTTCTACGAGACCGGCGTTGACCACGGCGTTCTGTACATCCCCAACGGTTCTGGTGTCTACAACGACGGCGTGTCCTGGAATGGACTTGTCAGCGTTGAGGAGAACCCCACCGGGGCCGAGGTCACCGCGACTTACGCGGACAACATCAAGTACCTGAACCTGGTCTCCATCGAGGAGTTCGGTCTGACTCTTCAGGCCTACACCTACCCCGATGAGTTCAACCAGTTCGACGGCATCGTCACGCCTGATCCCGGCGTCATGATCGGTCAGCAGGCACGCAAGCAGTTCGGCCTGTCCTACCGCACCCGACTCGGCGACGATCTCGTGGGCGACAGCCTCGGGTACAAGCTGCATCTGGTGTACGGCTGCCTCGCCAGCCCCTCGGCCAAGGCCTACAACACCGTGAACGATTCCCCTGAGGCGATCACGTTCAGCTGGGAGGTGACCACCACTCCGGCCCCTGTGACCGGTATGCGGCCCACTTCGCTGATCACGATCGATTCGCGTACGGCCGATCCTACGGATCTCACCGCGCTGGAGACTCTGCTCTACGGCGCCGTCGCGACTGCCCCCGCTCTGCCGACTCCGGATGCGGTGGCTGCTCTCTTCGCGTAGTTGACCAAGGAGCCCAGAGAATGCTTAATCTCATCATCAAAGAAAGCGAATTGTTCAACGAGCAAGACAGTACGTTTGTTACTGACCCATCCGTTGAGTTAGTGCTTGAGCATTCTCTGGTCTCGGTGTCAAAATGGGAGTCGATTACACAAAAGCCCTTCTTGACAAAGGAAGGCAAATCTGCCGCGGAGATGAGACTTTACATCGAGATGATGATTGTCTCGCCTAATCCTCCGGAAGACGTGGTCACAAGGTTGTCTGACGAAAACATGCAGGCCATTAATGATTACATTGAATCGTCAGAATCTGCAACTACCTTTGGGCACGTATCAAAGGTAAGAGGTCGTGGTGAAATTGTAACTTCAGAGCTGATTTACTTTTGGATGTTAACATACAACATTCCATTTGAATGTCAATATTGGCATTTGAACAGGCTACTTACTTTAATTAAGGTATGTAACGTTAAAACATCCAAGCAAAAGCCAATGTCCAAGCATGAGCTTATTGCTAGGAATCGGGATCTGAATGCGAAGCGTAAGGCTGAAATGGGCACCAGAGGATGACTGGAGGTTAGATGAAACTTGACTGGGATCAAGCAGGTGAGCGCCTCTATGAGACTGGTGTCAGCCGTGGTGTATTCTACGGGTCAGACAGCAAGGGCATTCCTTGGAATGGTTTGACCGCGGTTGATGAAGACCACGATACTTCTGTGGAACCACTCTATTTCGATGGAGTGAAGTACGGAGAACTAGTAAATGCGGGAGATTTCAAAGGAAAGATCCGCGCATTCACATATCCCGAAGAGTTCCTTCCTTATGAAGGTCTGGATTCATGGCGCCCAGGTTTCTACTTGGCGAACCAGGACAAGAGTCGATTTGGATTGTCCTTCCGAACCGAAATCGGCGACGATCAGACCTCATCGGCTGGTTACAAAATCCATCTTCTCTACAATCTTCTTGCGGTCCCGTCCACCAAGTCGTACAGGACTTTGTCGTTGGACACAAGTCCGGTGGATTTCGAGTGGGATGTAACTGCTATCCCCGAGCAGGTTGATAAATTCCGGCCTACTGCTCATGTGATCATCGATAGTCGAGCGGTTGATCCTCTGCTATTGCTTGATATTGAGAATCTTATTTATGGTACCGAGGACGCCGATCCCATACTTCCTCAGCTCAATGGACTTGTCTCGTTTGTTCAGAAGTGGGGTCGCTTCGTTGTTACTGATAACGGAGATGGCACTTGGACTGCTACTACTCCGTTGGATGGCATAATCACCATGCTCGACGAAGAAACCTTCCAGATAGACTACGAGACGGTTGAAATTTTGGACGCTACTACGTACAAGATCAGTAGCAGCGAGAACGACTCGGGGGACCTATGGCCTCAGTAACCGGTATGACTGCCGCCGCGATGGATGCGATCAGAGATGGCGTTGTCGTCGATGCTCATGTCTCCGGCGACAACCTAATTCTCGAGCGTTTCGATGGTGGGACTATCGACGCAGGAAGTGTCCGCGGCCCTGCTGGTACCAACGGCACAAATGGAGGAACCGGGCCAACTGGACCTGCCGGTCCTGTCGCGTTAGTCGGTGCGCCTCTGGCGATCACTACCGCTGGATCCTCGATCTCAGTTACGGGAACCATTCCTGGTTTGGTTAGGAACAACGTTCCGGTTGTGATCAACCATGTGTATGGTATCGCCCCCGATTTCAATGTCGAATGGTCCAGCATCGATGCCGATGCAGAGTGGCATTTCTGGGTTCGACTTAATGGGGCTAACCTTGAGAAGTTCGACGTCTTGCGACCTGTGACACTGGGCGTTAGCTATCAGAAGGTCCGTGGCGAGGTCTTCTGGACCGCTCCCGCTACCGCGTCAACCGACGACTTCGATATTCTCGCTGAAAGAATCGACACTGGCGCTTCTTTCATACCCACCGGTTCTAGCACTCTCAAGCGAAAGCTTAAGATCACTGACTACGGGATTCCTTGAGCCATGATCAGCGTCACGACCGAAGGTTCCTTCAACAAGACTACAAAGTTTCTCGAGGGACTTACGAGCCAGAAGTTATTTCATAATCTGGATCGCTTTGGTCGTGAAGGTGTCGCGGCTCTCTCCGCGGCTACACCCGTTGAAACCAGCGAGACAGCCCGATCCTGGCGATACGAAGTTCTAAAAGGTAAGGGTGGCGTCACGATTGCTTGGTTTAATGATCATATTGAAGATGGCGTGAACATTGCTGTGATTATTCAATATGGCCACGGAACTGGCACTGGCGGATTCGTTCAAGGTCGAGATTACATTAATCCTGCCATTCAACCTATATTTGACCGAATCCTAGACGATGTGTGGAGGCAGGTGACAAGTGGGTAGTAGCATCGACAGTAGAGTAGTTAGTATGAAGTTCGATAACGCTGAGTTTGAGCGTCGACTTCACACTACTCTGTCAAGCCTGTCCCAACTCGACAAGGCTCTCAAGCTTACGGGAGCTCATAAAGGCCTAGCTGATGTTGGCGCCGCGGCCAAGAAGATAGACCTTTCTCCGGTCGGTCAAGCCGCGGATAGCTTGGGATCTCGATTCTCAGCGATGGCAACCATTGCGGTTACCGCGCTAGCTACGATTACTCATGCCGCGATTACCTCCGGCGGAGCAATCGTCAAATCTTTGAGCCTCGACCCTGTCCTGGATGGTTTCCGGGAATACGAACAGAACATCGGCTCGATTCAGACCATTCTGGCCAACACCAGAGCAGACGGCACCGGTCTTCAAGAAGTCAACGATGCTCTTAATACCCTGAACGAGTATTCGGATAAGACTATTTATAATTTCGGGCAGATGACCCGGAACATCGGCACATTCACTGCTGCCGGCGTTGATTTGGATACTTCCGTTCAGTCTATTAAGGGTATCTCCAACCTTGCAGCTATCTCAGGCTCCACCGCGGAGCAGGCCGCAACAGCCATGTATCAGCTTTCTCAGGCAGTGTCTACAGGCACCCTGAGGTTGATGGACTGGAACTCAGTCGTCAATGCTGGTATGGGTGGTGAAGTCTTCCAGAAGGCGCTGTTTGAGACCGGCGTCGCAATGCAGACCATCACCGATGCTCCGGTGGGAACCACGTTCGAAGAGTGGACCGCGAAGGGTAACAGCTTCCGCGATTCGCTTCAGGATGGATGGCTCACATCAGAAGTTCTGACCAATACGCTCGCTGGTTTCACTGGCGAGTTGACTGAGGCTCAACTTCTGGCAATCGGTTACACCAAGGAACAAGCCGCCGAGATTATCGAGCTTGGTAAGTCCGGCGTCGAAGCCGCTACCAAGATCCGTACTCTCAGCCAGCTGATGAACACTGTGAAGGAGACGATCGGCTCCGGTTGGTCAGCTTCCTTCCGTACAGTTCTTGGTGATTTCGAACAGGCTTCCGAACTCTTCACCGATGTTAATAACGCCATCAGCGGCTTCATTAACAGAAATGCAGATGCTCGTAACGAGCTCCTTGCTGGTTGGGCTGCATTTGGTGGTAGAGAAGATCTGATCGAAGGAATTAAGGATGCGTTTGGAGCCTTCGGCGACATTCTCAAGCCGATCCATGAGGCCTTCCGCGACATCTTCCCGCCAGTTACCATCCAGCGTCTAGTTGAGATGACTCACGCGTTTGCTGACTTCACAGCCAGCTTGCGCCCCAGCGAAACCACGATCGAGAACATTAAGCGCATATTTACCGGATTGTTCTCCGCGTTGGACATTGGCTGGGAGGTAATCAAGGCGGGCGTAGGGTTCATCAAGGACCTGGTTCTCGAAATAACGGGCTTGGGGAACGGAAACATCCTCGAGTTCGCTGCCGATATCGCGGACTTCTTTACGCGTATGCGTGATGGTCTGGATGATGGTGAAGCCATTCCCCGGTTCTTCGAACGTCTTACCGAGGCTGTCAAGGGACCAATCCAGTATATTCATGATCTGAAGGACGCTGTTGGCGAGTTCTTCGACGGGATTGACAAGAGCGATTTCGATGGTGTGAGTGACGCGGCCGGCAGGTTTGAATCACGCTTCAGCGGAATTCGTCGTCTCTTCGATGGTATCGTCAGTCTTTCAGAGCCGGTGAAGGACTTCTTCGAAGGCTTCATGGATATTCTGGACAGCGTTACGGAAGCTTTGGGTCAGTGGCTCAGCGAACTTGGAGACAAGCTTCGCGATGCCATGGGGCCAGGCGATTTCGACGCGGTTCTGGATGCTCTGAACGTGTCGCTTCTGGGTGGCATTGCTCTTCTCATTTCCAAATTTCTCTCCGGGGGAATTAACCTTGACTTCGGTGGAGGTTTGCTCGGCGGGATCAAGGATTCGTTTGAGGAGCTCACGGGCGTCCTCGAGGCGATGCAGACCAGCATCCGCGCGGATGCTCTGCTCAAGATCGCTGGCGCGGTTGGTATTCTCACCGCATCGGTTGTAGCTCTGTCACTGATTGATTCTGCCGCGCTGACCAAGGCTCTTACCGCTATGGCGGTGGGCTTCGCTCAGCTGATGGGATCTTTCGCAATTATTAACCAGATGGACGCTGGTATTGTTGATGGTAGTGCATTTACCATCATCGCAACTGGCATGATCCTTCTTAGCACCGCGATTGTCATTCTGTCCGGTGCTGTGGCAATTCTCGGAAACATGGGTTGGGATACCCTCGTCAAGGGACTTGCTGGTGTTACAGCGTTGCTGGCGGTTCTCACTGCCTCTGCCATTATCTTGTCCAAGAACTCTGGAAGCATTCTCCTAGCTAGTGTGTCCCTGATTGCAATGTCCACAGCTCTAAGCATTCTTGCTGGAGTAGTGGCTATATTTGCAACTATGGAATGGGACACCATGGTCAAGGGGTTTGCGGGAGTAGCTGCAGGATTGCTTATTCTTGCTGGGGCCATGCGTCTCATGCCAGAAGATCTTGTTCTACGCGGAGCGGGCCTGATACTGATCGCTACCGCACTGAACATCCTCGCGGGAGCTGTGGCACTGTTTGCCACGATGCAGTTGGATACCCTGGCGAAGGGGTTTGCCGGCGTAGCCGCGGGCCTCCTGATAATTGCTGCTGCAATGCGCCTGATGCCTTCGGGCCCGAAGATGGTTCTTGCTTCGGTGGGTCTCGTTGCCGTTGGAGTTGCACTCAATCTCATCGCTGCTGCTTTGAAGATATTTGGCAGCATGTCGTTTGAGGAGATGAGCAAGGGTTTGATCGCCATGGGCGGCGCTCTTCTCATATTGGTTCTGGCTGTGAACACCATGTCTGGTGCTCTTGCTGGTGCAGCTGCAATGGTTATCGTGGCCGGCGCGCTAGCGATTATAGCTCGTTCCCTAGCCGAGCTTGGAAACATCCCCGCTGGGGAGATTGTCAAGGCGCTTGCTGCCGTAGCAGCCGCTCTACTTATATTCGGTGTAGCTGCCCATATCCTGATGGCCACTGGAGCTACAGCTTCGCTGTTGGCACTTGGTGTGGCAATGCTGGCACTCGGTGCGGCGTTTGCGCTGTTCGGCGTAGGCGCGTTGGCAGTGGCCAAGGCATTCCAATTGCTGGGAGAAGCTGGCCCAGAGGCTGCGGACGCGCTTCTTGCAGCCATGGAAGCTTTGGGCAAGGCTCTACCTGCGGTACTGGGAGGGTTTGCCGAAGGCATTGTTGAAGTAATTAGAATCATCGGGGAAGCGGCGCCTGTCATTGCCGAAGCTCTGGGTGTTCTTCTCGGTCATATTCTGGATACTCTAATCGAGCTCACTCCCAAGGTCGGGGAACTCGTCCTGGCTCTGATTGAGACCATTCTGGAGATCCTGACAGAAGCCATACCAGACATAGTTGCTGCTGGCATCGAACTAATCATCGGTTTCTTGACTGGAATCAGGGATAATATCTACCAGGTCACCGATCTGGTTCTTGATATCATAACCGAATTCCTCAATGCAATTGCCGATAACATCGCAACAGTTTCGGCCGCTGGTACAGAAATTCTTGTCAACCTGATTCTCGGCATGACGAATCATATTGTCAAGATTACTGAAGCGGTTGGGACGCTTATTACATCGTTCATCGATGCCGTCGCCGGCCTTGCTGTAAGTATTGCAGCAGCTGGTACGCAAGCTCTGGTCGATTTCCTGACCGGAATGACTGACAACGCAGTCAAGATTGCGAATACGGTCACAAGCCTTATTACCACGTTCATTACCGCAACTGCTAACAACGCAACGCGAATCGTTACTGCTGGTGCCAACTCCTTGATCAAGTTCGTTCAGGGTATTGGTAACAACGTGAACAAGGTTGTTAAGGCTGGCGTCCAGGTCATCATCAGCTTCATCCAAGGTATCGCCGACAGCGCAATCAAGCTTGCTCGCGCGGCCTCGGATATTCTGATCAACTTCCTGAATGCTTTGGCCGAAGTCATTCGCGAGAAGAGCCCTGAACTCAGACAAGCTGGTCTGAACATTGCTTTGGCAATTATCGACGGTATCACTGGTGGCTTGGCTAGCAAGGCAAAAGGTCTTGCCGAAAGCTTCGCCAGTCTTGCCGAAGGCGCTCTTGGTTCCGCGCTTGATATTTTCGGTATCCACTCACCATCCAAGGTCTTCTTCGAGATGGGTGAAGACATCGTCGCTGGGCTGGCGTTGGGTATCGGTCAGGATAAGCCTGTGACCCAAAGTGTTGTGGAGCTTACAAAGGCCACAACCAAGGCTTTCCAGCAAAGTATCGATAAGGCAATGAGTGAAATCGGCAGTATACCAGAGTTCAATCCGGTTATAACTCCAGTTCTAGATCTGACTGGGGTTCGGAGCGGCGCCAGGTTGCTGTCCGGTTTGATGGACGACACGACATCGTTCAGTCCTAGTCTGTCCTTCGGGCGGGCTAATACCATCGCTTCAACGCGCGAGCCTATTGAGGAAGGTTCCTCCGGCGGTTCTAGCAGCCCTAGCGTGGTCAAGTTCGAGCAGAACAACTACTCACCCGAGGCGTTGTCGACCAGCGCTATTTATAAGAGTACTCGTAATCAGATTTCGCTGGCCAAGGACGAATTGGGGGTTCCGTGAAACTCACGACAGTAGCTTTCTCTACTTCGGACATGGCTGAGCAAGTTATATTTGGTGTTCAGGATCTTGATCCAGATACCAGGTATCGTGTTCGTACCATCGTAGGTATCGATGCGGAGGAGGTGATCCCGAAATTCATTGGTCGTGGTCTGGTTAGTGGTAAGAAGTTCTACGACTTCACCATGAAAGCCCGCGATATTGTGTTTCGGGTTTCACTGAACCCGAAGTACGCAGTGAACGAAGACGTTGAGGAAATTCGTAATGTAATTTATCGCCTTATCTCATCCAACATGTCCGGTGAGCTAACCATCATATTCAAGTCCGACCCTATGGTGTTGTATTGTCTCAAGGGTTTGATAACAAAGATGGAAGTGGCTCATTTCGACCGAACTCCTGAGCTTCAGATCACTCTTCGTTGCGAAGATCCGATGTTCAAGTCGTCGAACCCCTTGGTTGCCACCGCGGAGGAATTGACGGCGACAAACCCCATTGTGGTAACGGATGACTTGTCAACGGCTCCGCATGGGTTCAACTTCAGAGTCAAGTTCACTGCTACTACATCCACCTTCATTGTCCAAGACGATCCCACAGATCCAGACTGGACATTCGAAGTTACACCTGCCACATCGTTCCAGGTGGACGACGAGCTCTATATTTCAAGTGAGTATGGAGCTAAGCGCGTCTTCTGGGACAAGGATGCTGGTACAGACGTTGATCTAATGGACAAGGTGGTCATTGGGTCTCTGTGGCCCAAGATCTTCCCTGGCCTGAACACCCTATATTTCATGCAGATCGCCAACTTTGACTGGGTCGATTTCAGATTCTATGCGTCTTATTGGGGGGTTTAATCATGGACTTGATTAAGCTGTCCTCAGTGAGCGCTAATCCCACCGAGTTGACTACCGGCGAGAGTATTCAAGGCTACACAGACGCGCTGTGGGTTGAGCGTTATCGTGACCCAGGCGAGTTCAAGATCGTAGCCCCCCTCAGCAGTGGCTTGATGGAACAACTACCAATCGATACTTTCGTGTCGCATCTCAACACCGACGCGCTTATGATCGTGGAGAACCACGTGATTAAGCAGCCGAAGGGCGAGGATGGCACGATCGAAATCACCGGTAGGAGTTTCACAAGCTATGCCGAGAACCGTATTCTTGGCGATCAGGCATTGACCAACGAAGTTACAGACTATGTCTTGGCTTCGGATCAAACGTGGGATCAAGTAGTAACTCTTATTAACGATCATATGGTCGATCCCGCGAATGTCAATGGTCGTCTGATTGGTGTGGATGTCAACACAACTTGCACAGGCACTGTAACGGTCGAGGAGCGCAATCTACGGGTCAGCGACGTTCTTCAGGCTATCACTGATATTCTGAAGGTCGATGATCTGGGGATTAAGGCTGTCAGGCCTACTCCTACGGAGTCTGACATCTTCTTTACTGTCTACAGGGGTAATGACGTATCTACCAAGGTCCGGTTCTCCTACGAACGCGGAGATCTTGACAGTATTGAGTACCTGTTCAGTAAGAAGAAGTACAAGAACCGCGCGTTCATCAAGGGTAGGTTCGTCCAAGCGACAATCAACCCTGGTACTCACGTAAACTTCGATCAGCGTACCATGCTCGTCGAAGCCAGCTGGATAGATGAGCGCCAGCCTTCATATCCTGCGAACCCGGCTCGAGCGTTGATCATCGCGGCAATGCAGATCACGGGCGATAAGGCTTTGAAGGCTCAGAACATAGTTTCCATCACACAAGCCGATGTTGCCGATGATACGAACTTCACTTATAGGAGAGATTACAACTTAGGCGACTTGGTCACTGTTGACGGTCAATTCGGCTCTTCCGACGTATTCAGAGTTATCGAATTTGCGGAAACCGAGGATCAAGACGGTGTTACGGCCCATCCGACGCTAGCGATCCCAGGAGAGTATTGAGATGAACTTTCGCCTTAATGAGCAGGCTTACAATTTCCTCAAGTGGTTCACGCTGATCGCGCTTCCTGCCATCAGCTCGCTATATTTCGGTTTGTCCGATGTGTGGGATCTTCCCAACGCTACACAGGTTGTGGGTACCATCGCGCTGCTCACCACATTCCTCGGTACGGTGCTTGGTATCAGCACCAAGAGTTACAACAACTCAGATGCCGCATTCGACGGTGATGTTCAAGTCAGTGCGGCCGATGGTGGCAAAACGATCATGCAGCTTGCATTCAATGATCCTCCCGAGAGGCTTGTGGATCGAAGCAAGCTCACCTTCAAGGTGGTTCACACGGATGAAATCCCCGAGGGGTTCGCAGAGTAAACATCCTGTATAATGAGAGAATGAAAGGATGTCTTGATGGAGAACCCCTTCGCGAAGAGGGAATCCGAGTACGACAAGTCGATCAAACGGCTTTTGTCCGAACTGGACCTAGTTGATCCGACCTCAGATGAGCACGCACAGATGTTGAAGGATATCGAGAAGCTGCGGAACTGGAGAGCTGAAGAGCAGACCCAGAACCGAGTTTCCCCCGATACCTTGGCCATCGTCGTGGGCAACATTCTGACGGTTCTGATCGTCGTGGGTTACGAGCGGACGAACGTTGTGACGACACACGCGCTTGGATTCCTTCACCGAGGGAAGTCCTGATCCAGCCCCAACATGCTCGAAAACACCTAAGCTGTG